ATATTTCAACTCTAATTAAAACAACAATTAATATACCTTCTTCTGTTAGATGTAGACACGTGAAAATACATTACATAAAAGAACTAATAAATACAATTAAGAATAGTAGAATAGGAACTATTGGAGTTGGAATAGGAATGGGTGGCTGGATTGGATGGTGTTCTGCTTATTTCATTAAGTATGTTTGTATGGATTCTGTTGAAAAGGGGATTTTTGTTATTAAATCTACAGCATGGTGTTATATTCTTGTAATACTATTAGTTGAACCAATTAGGGTATATATTGCTAGATTTTTACAGGAAAAAAAGTCAACTCAGAAAGAAGGAACAATAAGTTTGCTATTAGGACATTATAAGTATATGCTAAAAGTAAGCGAAGAGAAATCCAATTATATAATTGTTCAGACTGGTGTAAAAGACCATGAATACCCTAATAAATTAGAAATAGATTCTTTGATGCTACTGTATTATATAGAAAAATATATAGAAATGTATAGAAATAAGTGTCATGCTGAACAGGCTACAAAGAACGAAGAAGGTTCATCATTAAGAATTGTAGATAGACAACATTCTATACATGTAAGTTGGGTTGATAAAAAGTAGTTGCGCTACGTTGAATATATAATATTAATATTTTGAAAATATATTTATTATATTAAGTCTGACCTTTTAGCCTTGCCTTTTCAAGCCAAAGTTCATTGTCTAATTGACCTCGCTTTTTAAGCGAGTGTGAATACACAATGTTCAATTAATTGAACATCTCTATATACATTGGCTTAAGCCAATGTGAATACAAGTAGATAGCTATCATTTGAACCAATGTTAACGCTGGTTGTTGTTGCAGATGCAGATTGAGCCGCAGTTACACCGCCAACAACACTGGATGGATTTCCAGCAGGGCTCTTCAATGAATAAGTATTATCGGCAAGTATCATACGCATGATAACTTTATCACCTGCACGGAATTTGAGAGGGCAGTAAACATCCTTTTCATCCTGTGAGAAACGGGCTAAATCCTGATTCATCATTTGTTGCACAATAGACTTCAATTTATCTTCACCCATTGTCTGCATTTCATTTAAAGAAGTGGGGAAACCGCTTGTAACATTTGCCCTTATTTGAGAGTCATTTGAAATTGCTGCAAGAGCACCAGGATGCCCAAGAACTTTATTCGCAAAATAAGAGAGCACAAAATCCTGTAAGTTGTGGAAGTTAGTCCATTTAGATGCATAATCTACAAAGACTGCAGAACAATCCAAGTTAGCAGTTCCTTGATTTGTGGTATCATATACAGAACCACCGCTTATATGTAATACATTTAGCATATTATCTTTCATTGCAATAGCAGCAGATATATCTTTAACAGTCGCAGTAAAGTCATCTTCATTGGCTCCTTGTTTGTATTGTATCCAAGAATAACCAGATGGGTCATAGAATCCAGAAAGAGATAAAGGCTCATTCACATTAATCTTTGTACCAGCCATTGTAAAGAGTTGTCCAAGTATCTGGGCATCCACACCAGATAGTGTGAAAGTGATAGGAATAGTTACTTTAACTACAGCATCTCCTAAAAGAACTGAACCAAAACCTATGATACGTTTAGGAATAGTACCAACCATAATGGTTGAACCCAAGTAATGTCTCTTAACTTCCTCACCATTTTCATTGTATTCACCCATGTATTTTAGACCAGTTGTATTGATTTTAAATGTCTTTGATTCAGTGCCATCAGTTAATGTAAATTCAGAATTACTTGGTGCTTCTATATGTATATAATTATTTGCAGATATTGATGAAATATTTACCACTGGGGTTACAGAGGGTATACTAAAATCAGGTAATATTGCAGATATAGGTTTAGAGGGTATATCTGTATATAAATTATCAAGAGTAGGTATGATATCGGCAAAAGGGATTTCAATAACTTGAGTACCTATTTTAGATGCAATAGCAGCTGCAACTGCTGTTGTAATTTCATCTTTTCTTTCAACAGATGCAGTCAGTGCTTTCTTGGCAGTTCTCATTTCTACTAAAAGTTCAGCACCTGTCTTTGTAGATGTCTGTACATATCCAGCAATATATGATGTATCTACTTCAGGTTTAGAATTTGCAAGTGCTGCAGCTTGTGATCCATTTTCAGGTATAATACCAAACGGGGTTATTTGAGAACTTTGTGCAGATGCTATACCTGTTCCTACAGAGTTTGTTGCTGTCATTGTAAATCTATATGAAGTACCGTTAGTAAGGCCATTCACTGTAAGAGGAGATGATAAGCCAGATACAGTCATACCTCCAGGGCTTGATGTAACTGTATATTGAGTTATAGTATCACCACCATCATCAAGAGGCTCTGAGAAATATACAATAGCTTGAGTATCTGAACCACTAACTGAAAGAATAGTAGGAGGCTGAGGAGTTGTCTTTGGCTTAACTGAAATAGTTGCTGCAGATGCTGTGCTGAAACCTGCCCCATTGTATGCCCTTACAGTAAAATTGTAGGTTTGTCCATTCATGAGTCCTGAAATAGTAATTGGTGATGAGACACCTACTTTAGTATATCCTCCAGGATTAGAAGTTACTTGATATCCTGTAATAGTTGAAGAGCCATTAAGGGCTGGTGCTATGAATGAAACAATTGCTTGTGTATTACCTGGGATAGCAGTTAGGATTGTAGGTGCATCTGGTAAACGGTCTACAGTTACTTGAGAAGAGACTGTCTGAGTACTTGTTCCAACTGCATTTAGAGCAGTTACAATAAAAGTATATTGTTGACCGTTTGCGAGTCCTGTGACTGTTATGGGTGAAGAGACGCCAGAAACTGTAATAGAAGGGTCAGAACCAGATACTGAAACAATATAACGAAGAATAGCAGAACCACCATTAGATACAGGAGCTGTAAATGCGACAGTCGCTTGTTGAGAAGTACCAACAGTGACACCAGAAATAGTAGGAGCACCAGGAATAGTTGCAGGTGTTACTGAAGTAGATGTTACACTTGAAGGACCAAAGCCATCTGTATTATATGCTTTAACTGTGAATGTATAAGAAGTGCCGTTGGCAAGTCCTGTTACTGTTATAGGAGATGATGAGCCAGATGCAAACTGACCACCAGAAGATACTACAGTATATGATGTTATAGGTGACCCATTGCTGGCGGGTGCAGAGAATGCAACGGAGGCCTGGGCATTGCCAGCAGTGGCAACAACAGCCGTGGGGGAACCAGGAAGAGTAGTGAGAGTTGCAGCCCCCCCGTCGTTATCTGCAATAGATGTTAACGTCATGTATCCAGACGACCCATTCAGCGTAATAGATGTGTTAGAATTCGTATATCCACTACCAAGTTCTCCAACTGTTACTTTATAAAATCCAGATAACGCATTAAATGTGTAGGCATTTGTTGTGTACGAATTTGTAATAGATTGATGTGCGAGAGGTAATAAGGTTGTCAAGGGTGATTTTTGAGAGACATCGCCATCTGAAAGGGCTATCTGGATAAAGGATCCATTAAAATACGGATCCGGCCAAATACTTCGGCCAAACCATAAATTTGTCAGTGCACCAAATGTTCCCGAATTTGTTGTAATGGTATTTCCATTCATTGCCAACTCCGACAAGGCACCTGCTTGATACCTGTACATGCGAATACTCACAACTGTCGTTGACTGAAAATATACAACAAATATATACCTGCTGGGAACTGTAAGTCCAGAAGAACATCGTACAGAGGATTCACCGCCATTATTATACTTTACTCCACACACTGGAGTACCAGTAGATGCACTTCTCTGTGTTACAAAAATGTAATTACCATTCGTATTGTCGTTGAAATCAAGTACGCGCTGCCAGTTCGAGTCAATGGATGCGCTCGTTAAGTCTGTGACACAAATTAACGATCGTCCAATAAGACTGGAAGCATTTGGGGGATTGAAAGAGGCTGCAGGGGTTGCCGAGTTAGATACCGAGGAGGAAACACTCGTTCCGCTTTCATTGCTTGCAGTCACTGTAAACGTGTAGGATGTTCCATTTGTAAGTCCTGTTACATATGTATCTGTAGTTGACGTGGTAGCAGTAAATCCGCCTGGCGAGGATGTTACTGTATAGGATGTTGCACCTGATGAAGCTGTCCAGCTCACATAGGCCCGCTGATTACAACCACTCAGAACTCTAATATTTATTGGAGCTAAAGGCGCTGACATGTATACTCTTTAGTTAGAATTTTAATAAATGCTTTCTTGAAAGAAAAATTCACCCTATATAACCTTATACGTTTTGTTGACCACATGATATGCATTATCTTAGGTGCGCACCGCCCTGCTTCCAAATGCGCACAACAGTAGAGTCGGAGATTTGTAATTCTGTGATAATTTTATTATATATGCACCATAATCTGCTGCATTAGATGGTTTAGTATACAATATACCACTTATAGTGACTGAACCAGTACTTACATAATCTGTACAATATACATTTCAAGCTGAGTCAGATGCTATACCTTGTCCTCTGTCAATACCAGTTCCATCAATAAAATGAACCCAACTTGCAACAAAACTTGACATTTATACCAATTATCTAGAAATTAATAAACAAGTATATTCTAAAATTTAGATATATATTTTGTTTTAAATATCAATTACATCTTATTTAGGATGTTGTTGTGAATTTCCGACTAAGAAATCTTGGACTCTGGATGACAGCTCAAAACCTGTAGCAGGTGACATTGATCTTTTTCTTTTAGCTGCAGCTTCCTCTGCAACATGGTCTGCGACAGCTTGAGCCGCAGCTTGAGCAGCGGATACTTCAGCTGCTGCTTTAGCTTCTACAACAGCTTGAGCAGCTACAACCTGAGCTGCATGAGCCGATGCTCTCTCCTTTGCAACTATAACAGCCATTTTCCCGTCAACTGCGTCTTCTACATGTATCCTTACATGATTTCCTAATTCATTTTCAAGCTGCTTCTTAACATCTTGACTCATCTTAGCAACAGTCTCTTCTACACGAGTATCAACCTTCTTATGTAAATCAGCCTCAACAAGTTCTTTTAGGAGTTGTTTTTTATTCCTTAACATAAGTGCTGCATTTGTTGCAACTTCTTTCATACGTGATTCCTTATCCTGGTATACATACGTGTGTTCAATATGGTCACATATATCGGGTTTCTTGAGATTAGGTATATGCCCAAATTTCCTTTCAAATTGCTTGATAATACGGTCAGGTACAGGAGGTGTTTGTTCAATTAGACGGTCCAATTCATTTCTACAAATCTTCAAGAAATCAATAGAATCCATACGCTCCCTTGAATGTAATGACAGTTCAACCGCAATAAGACGCTGGAATTTACCCCATGACATTCCAGCACCACGTGAACTTTCTGCACGTGCTTCAAACTTGAATCTATTCGCAATTGTGGTAAAAATACCTGTTAGAATTGAAATGCCACCTATCGCAAGATTTGCCCATTTTTGGGCTTCCTTGTCTTCACCAATAATAGAACCAATAGCTATATTAGCAGAACCAGTCAGAGTTGTGAGTGCGATAAGGGGTATAGTGAATGATGAGTTAATGGCGGAGAACATTTTTTCTGTGCGGTCGTGGAGCCATCTGTAGCAAGTTGCGACATCTGCCCAATTAGCCATAAGTTCTTCAATTTCTTTAGTCCATCCGTTATTATGGCGATATTTCCTGGTTCCAATTGGTGTGGATGCACCAGAGGCGGGTGTATCAGATGTAGCGGAGTTTTCTGAGCGCGATGTCTGTGGCTGTTCGGCAGGTATGCGTATTTCAGGGATTCGGATAGGTTGTTGTTGGACGGACTCCTCTGCTTTTTTTTGTTCTTGTGGGGCGTTCATTCTATATACTATACACTTTATATATGTTCAACTGCATACTGTATTTCGTCAAGAGTTATAGTCGGTTCTTTAAACGCAGTCTCGGATTCAGGTGATTCTATACAAAAGTACATATTATCCACCTGTTTATCTATCTCGTAGTTCTTACCGAAATATCCATTATAATACTCTAAATATCCTTTGTGGTTTGACTTTGGAATATAATAATCAAGTACATTTGACATAAAATCTCCAATATAAAAATACTGAACTGGGTCCATATATCCTTCCCTACACTCTCTAAAATTAAAGATCCATATACGACCTGTATAATCAACGGACCATTTAATACCATTAGGGATTATATCATTATCAAGTAAATGTCTTGTTACAGAACCCATTATATGTGCTATAGTTGCTATCTTAATCTGGGGCCATGATTGTGTTTTCACAAGTGAATTAATTGTCTCATGTCCTGCGTAAAATCCGCGAGTGAGTCTAATACATGGTATATGCCATAAACATTCTAATTCATCTATATTATCATATCCAAGAATTAAATGGATTTGATGAGGGGCGAAATTAGATGGAGGATGGATGCGTTCCATATAAATAATTGGCTTTTTATCATGCACACGATAAATATCAGGGACGCGGACTGGAAAATCTTTTAGGAGCTTCTGTATCTTCTGTTGCATAGCTGCCTCGTGTTTATATTCATTTGAATATTTGTAGAACTTTTTTATAACTTGTTCGGAGCCGTCACTATATACAATAGCATGTACTCCTGTTCCCAATATATCCTTTTTGTGTAACTCTTCTAAAATATGAATTGGTACACTTAAATGTCCCATCTAACTTATAGCATTAAAAAAGAGCTTAAAGCCGTCAGCGCACTATTATGTATGCCGCTTTAGCTCAGGGGTAGAGCGTTTGTCTTGTATGTTGAATTGTATATGCAAACAAAAAGCCCACAGTTCAATTCTGTGAAGCGGCATCCTTTTATTTTTAGTAATTGATATATTCCTAAATGTAAATTAAATTGCAGTACTATTATGGTTTGTCATCAAATAATCAATATTATGTTTCATTACTCCTACTCTAATATAAATAATACCAACTAATGTAATCAAACATATAGAATAAATACATAATGAACATCCATCTAGAACTTTATTATAACTCATATTATTTCTTTTAATTTCTCCCCTTATAATAATACGAATATCTTCTGATGTAATAGGTTTTTCAAATTTCATTGTTTTATCATCAATAGGTATGATATTACCAGACATATTACCAGACATATTAGGTATTAATTATATATTCACTTAGGGTTCTCAATTTTATTTTTTCTTGGTAAACTTACCTTTATAAGGTGCTGTTGATTTTCCTGCAAACGGTTTAGGTGAATATGCATTATAAATATCAGCAGCATCTTCTTCTGTCAGGCTGTCAATCTTTGTATCCTCGCCAACTTTTACAAATTTCTTCTTTTGTTCGCTGCGTTTGAACATATATTTACCATATGGTCCAAGACGAAATTCATAATCCCCCACAACTCGTAGAACACCCTGCCCTGACTCAGTCTTTTCTTTTAATGCTTTAATGCGTACAACTAACTCCTCATGCCCATCTTTCTCCATACATTTAATATTCTGCCCCGCATATCTTAAATAGAACCCATATGGTCCCTTCTTCTTCTCAAGTCGCACACCTTCATATTCCCCCAAATCATCCTCTGGTCTAATCATCTTTGTCGCCACATCAGCCTTCTCTTTCTTCAGCCCTTCATATCTATCCTTATAGGAATCCCATGTATCTTGTAGCACCTTCTTCCACTCTTCCTTTCCTTCTGCAACAGCATCCAGACGCTTCTCCATATGAGCGGTGAAGTCGTATGCAAAGAGGTCCTTGAAGTGTTTATATGAGAACTCAATGATTTTTTGTCCTAACTGTGTGGGTACAAGTTTATCTTTTTCGGCGCCTTGTTTTTTCTCATAGGTTTGTTTCTGGGCATCTTTATTTGGTTCAGTTAGGATATATCTATGGAGGGCGGCCATTTTACCTTCAATGTTTTTCTTCTCAACATACTCTTTATCAATAATGGATTCAATTAGATGTGCGAAAGTAGATGGACGACCGATTCCCATCTTTTCAAGTTCACGAATAAGTGTTGCTTCAGTATAACGAACAGGAGGACGAGATTCGTATGGCTCTGCTGTAATTGAAGTCCAAATAAGATGTGTATCTGGCTTTAGTTTTTCGGATGATTTCCATGCTGTTTCTGTAGAATCTTCTTTTTCTGCTTCCTCTGCCGCCTCTTCTTCATCCGCAGCCTCTTTTTTGTGCTGAGAGCCTACGACTTTCCATCCCTGAAATGTTGTACGTTTCCATTCAGACCTCCAGGGCCAATCTCCTGGTTCATCTTCAGATGCTTCAAACTTTACTTGTCTGCGTTCTCCTTCTGCCGCAGCCATACACGACTGAACTGTACGCTGCCAAATAAGTCTGTACAATGACTGCTCAAGTCTATCCATATCCTCTGGGGCTTTTTGAGTTAAGATGTTAGTAGGCCTAATAGCTTCATGTGCTTCTTGTGCTTTTGGTTTATCTTCTTTATCTTCTTGTTCTTTGGCTCCCTTTTTACTTTTAGGTGATTCTTGCTGTGATTGAGGTGAAACCACCGAACCACAATACTCTTTCCCAAAACTAGCTTCAATATATCCCATAATCTGCTGCTGTGCCTCCTCTGACAAAACAGCCTTATCTGTTCTCATATATGTAATAAGACCTGCCTCATACAAATGCTGTGCAGCTGACATAGTTCTTTTAGGGTTTATGCGAAGGAGTGACGATGCTGCTTGTTGTAATGTAGATGTGATGAATGGTTCTGGTGCTTTTTCAGACCAAGGTTTGACTGTATTACTTTTAATAGTTGCATGGATGTCTGTTGAACGAAGTTCAAGATAATTTTGGGCAGATTCTTCATCTTCTACTTCATCAATTAGGTCTGCTTTGATTGAAACTCCTAATTGTTGTTGACGCCATGTTCCTTTAATTTTCCAGCTAGAAGAGGCTGTGTGGCTACTGATGCTTGCTTCTTTATCATACACAAGTTTGAGAGCAGGAGTTTGACAGCGGCCGGCGGACAATTTGGATGCTACATGTTTCCAGAGGATTGGTGAGATTGTAAAACCTACCATCATATCAAGAGCAGCACGTGCTTGTTGTGCATTAATTTTATTCATATCAAGAGTTCTGGGATTTGATATGGCTTTAGTAATTGCTGTTTTGGTAATTTCGTGGAAAACTGCCCTCTTTGTTGTCTCTGGATTTAATCCTAATAGAACTGCAATAGAATATCCAATAGCTTCACCTTCACGGTCATCATCTGAAGCGAGAATTATTTCTTCAGCATCTTTAGCGGTACTTTTAATGTGCGAGATTGCTTGTGATTTTTCTTTTAGGAATTCATATTTTAGATTAAAATTATTTTCAATGCCGATTGCATTCAAGTCATGTTCAAGTCCACGAATGTGTCCCATAGATGCAATAACTTTATATCCAGCCCCAAGATAAGATTGTATTTTTTGGCATTTTGCAGGTGATTCTACAATTACAAGCTTCATTGTATATAATTTAGTGTACTTTTAGTGTACTGAATTATATTTTCATTTTTTATCAATTGTATTAGATAATATTAGATAATATTGAGTGATATATTTAATCGTATGGCCAATGATCATTATATTCTAAATCAAATTCTGTTTGGTTGAATCCAGGAGGTAATTTAGGTAATTTTTTTATACGTCTTGTTTTCTTTTTGCTACCACCGCGATATGGTTTTTCAATATCAGTTTTTATATGTTTTACTTTTATATCATATTCTGGTATTTTATCTAAATCTATATACCATGTATCTATACTAATACTTTCTAAAATATCTTTAATAAAATATTGAATCCATTTAGAAATTCTCCAACAATATTGTTCTTTATCTTCTTCTTTTAGAGAAATGAAAAAATCTCTATATGTCGCAGAAGATGTATAATATTTTTCTAAGACATCTAGATTTTCATCTATTTTATAATCATGTTTAAATTGTTCCCAATGTATTTTTTGTCGTGGATCATCTAATTGTGTTATTGATTCTTTATATATATTATATATTATATAGTCATTCATATATGCATTAAAATTATTTTCATACCATGTTTTTCCATATAATATAATATTATATGACCCTACCATTACTTTTCTTTCTTCTGTATCATTGTATTGTTTAG